CTCTGGAGATGCGCAGTGTGTCGTGCCTAATGTGCCACCGCTCGCGCCATCGCTCTTTGATAAGGGTTGCCCCCTCGGTGTAGATGCTATCGCGAAAAAAAATGCTGTCGCGGTGGTAAATGGTTTGCCGTAATGTGTCGCGCTGTGTTACTCTCAGCGTGTCGTGCTTGGTGATGGTGCGCGTTATCTCTTTTGAGGTGGTGCAGCTTGCTAGGATGATAGCAAACAAAGCGGTGAGGATATATCGTATCATGATTCTTGTGTATTTAGTTTGTGACGTATAAAGATGCGCTTATATGGTATTTTGCCATTTACCGTCAAATTGATTCCAATCTTCGCAGAATTGGAGAGAATTTCAAACTGCTCTGGACTATACTTGTCCAAAAAAGAAACAGGAACGCCCATCACACCTTTATAGTCTGATGGAATCGCGCTTGAGAATGGGACCTCTATAGCTTCAAAATTATCATACTGGTCGTAAGATTTCTTGCCCTTCATTTTCTTGTTATGCAGCAAATTCCCTCTCATTGATAAAAGGGACAGTGGCTGATGACGACGACCGTGTTCTAAGTTAGTAAACCAGCGAACTCCAGTCACCCTTACATACTTGCGCCCTTGTTCATCTACTCTCCACTTCTTCGCTGTTATAGGTCTGTCAAGCGGTATTTTGAATTCCCGATCTCCGCTGTGTATTGTTGCTCCTAGCCACGTTTTGTTTCCTTTGATGAGTGGGAACACTTCTTTATAAGTAATTGCATCCATATTCCCCATAATAGAAAACATCTTGTTCCCCTCGATGATCCATGCTATGAACTCACGAAACAACGAAAAAGGAGGGTTGGTGATGATGATGTCGGCTTCATCGCGCAAAGCCGTAACTTCGGGACTGCGAAAATCGCCTGCACCTTCTAGGTATGTCCAACAACTTTTTCTTTCCTGCTTCGTGATGCAAAGCATCTTCCCCTTCCCCTCTCCGTTGGTTGCAGCGCCTTTTCTCGCTTCTTGAGAGATGCAAGTGCAAATCAACTTCTTAAGTCCTAGCGCGTTGAAGTTATCCGCAAAGTAGCGCGCAAACATACTCTCCTCGGGGTCGTCACAAGGGCAAAGTATCGTCTTTCCGCGAAATACTTTTGGGTTGTGAGTTATGTATGCGTTCATCTCTGCTTCAATGTCGCTGTACATTGTGTAAAACTCATCATTTTTCGCTGCCCTTGCTTTGTTTAATTTCTTGTTGTCTGCCATACCTATATAGATCTTTTACACAATCGTCACCGTTATCTCCTCCCCCTTCTTTTGCGCTTCGTGCATCATCTTGTAGAGTTTTTCAAAGGTCGCGCGACTATTTAAGACGGCTCCAATCTGCTTATTTTCCCCTACTAGGATACAGCCGTGCGTATCCTGCGCTGTGTTCCCCGCGTGGATGAGTACACCGACAAAGCCCTTCACACCCACAAGGCGCGGTAATTTGCCACCGCATACTTTTTGGTAGTAGGTTTGGCGTGAAAATCGGGGGCTTACGCTGTCCATGTCCACGCGATACGTACCCGTGGGGATTGCCGTCCCGCCGTGCACTTTGCTGCGCTTAATAACGTCCTCGGGCTGTCTATCGGTTAGCCCTCTATCTTTGTCTTCGAGCGTGTCGCAGATTCTTTTTCCTGCGATTTCTAATTGCCCGATTGTATAGGTATCGCGTTTTGCGATTCGTCTTAGATATATGTTCATCGTTTCTAGTTGTCTTTTAAGTTTGGGGCGCGGTTGTTAGGTTTCCGCGCCCCTTACTCTGTTGTGTTATTCGGATTCTCCTTCTTTCTTTTTTAGTTCGCCTAAGTCAATGTCAAAGTGTCGCGCCGTCTTATCGACAAGAATGCGCTGCGCTAGCTTCGCCCACTTAGCATCGTTGCAC